TGAAATATTAAATCAAAATTAGGAGCAATAAATGTCAGATACGTTTAGAAAAGAGTACAAACCGTTACACGCTCAAAACACCGCATTGGTTCAAAGCATCAAATTGGCAGCCGAAGCAATAGAGAAGTTGCTACTGAAAGTTAAGAGTCGTGAAATGTCATTAGCGATGACTTATCTTGAGCAATGTACCATGTGGGCAACAAAGGCGATTGTATTGTCAGATGAGAAAAGCGGTGGTCAACCGATAGAATAAGTTTGTGGGCGACGATACTAAACTGATTTAAGGTCATGTTGGTGCGACTATCAGGGCGGGAAAATAGCCCACCAATACCAAGGCGATTCGTACCCGCCTGAAAGGAGTACGCCCCTGCTCTGGTGTGATAGGGGGCATTCATACTAAAACAAGGGTTTGTTATTGAACCCAACAGGGGAATCAGCATGAAGTATGAAATGGACGCATGTGTAAAAATGTTGGTGAAAGATGAGGGGTTCAAACCTCATGTGTACGATGACAGCACAGGCAAAAGAGTTAAGTCGGAAAGAGGTAATTTCACAATAGGGGTAGGCATCAATTTAGAACAGGGTATCTCCTATGATGAAGCTATCTATCTCCTGACCAATCGAATTGATAACATTGTTAATAGCTTGAGTGTATTGACGTTCTATGACAAACTTAGCCTGGTTCGTCGTCTGGTATTAATTAATCTAGCATTTAATAATGGCATCGTCGGTCTTCACATGTTCAAGAAGACATTAGCAGCCATTGAAGCCGGAGAGTTTGAAGAAGCCGCTAATGAAATATTAGATTCCAAAGCAGCAAGAGAACTCCCCTTTAGGTATGCAAGACTCGCAATGATGATGAAGACAGACAAAATGGTTGTATGAACAATGGTAGCGTCCTGTTTACGCGAGCAGGGAGGGTTTTGATTAGTTAACCTTTATAGCCGGAGGATAATCCTTCTACCATTGGCTGTGTTATGGACTTGTTTACCCTAGGTAGCGTACGTGCCGAAAGGTCATATCAAACAACAAGTGGAGTTACCCTTCTCGACGCATCAAAAGGGACAAGAATTATTCGGGCCAAGGGATATTGAGCAAACACCCCGATGGCACCCGAAACCTTCGCCCGTAGGCTGCTTGAGAACGGGCATGAATTCTGAAAATGGACAATAGAAAATGAAAAGTCACGATATGGTCAATCATCCTCCTCATTACACAAATAGCCCAGCCAAGTGTGAGTGCGGTAAGATGATAGAATGTATACAGGTGACACGGCACATGTCCTTCAATCTGGGCAATGTGGTCAAATACGTCTGGCGTAGTGGCGACAAGGGCAAACAGCTAGAAGACCTTGAGAAGGCTCGCTGGTATCTCGATGACGAGATAAACAAACTCAAGAAGGAGGCATCTCATGGAAGCTCTGTTGACTTGGCTCAGAAAGAACGTAAATAAGGCGTTAGGGAGTGCGACAGCAATCGCTGGTGGGCAATTCGGGTTGAATTTAATACTCGCTTTGAGAGATGGAAAAATAGAACCTGACGAATGGAACAAGCTACTCACCTCAGCAAGCGGTTTAGAATTTGTTCTGTTAGGCGGTATCATGATAGTCATGGCTGTAAAAAAATAGAGCATGTTATAGTATCTATTATTTTATAGGGGGGGGGATGTCATGTTTAGACGCAAACCCAAAATTATAGTAAATACAGTCACACTTGAACAGCTTGAAGATGATTCAACAGAACGAAAGAGAAAGCCTGATAGTGGCGCTTCCCATAGTACTTTGTTTTCTAAAAAACATAAGGACTGCGGTGGAGACGTTACGCAAACAGTCAACGTCAACATCGTGGTCAACGAAGACCAGGAAAGCGATATAGTTGGATGTTTCAGGGCATGTTTTGGCTTCGCTGGTAGAGCAGGAAGAGGCGCAAGCGGCGCTTAACATGGTGTGATCAAGCTGATAATATGATCATGCTTGACATGGATATGGTTCATTACCGAAAGGGAAGTAAAATGGCGAATAAGCAAATATCACAGCTAACGGCAAAACCTACTGCCGTGGCTTCAACTGACCAATTTGGTATAGACGATACCTCATCAGATTCTTACAAAATAACCGTCGCAAACCTTCAAACGTATTTTACCACACTTTATTTGACCCTTTCCGGCGGTACCCTAACCGGAAATCTAATATTGAATGGTAACCCTAGCTCGGCACTGATGGCTGCCACCAAACAATACGTAGATGCAGTGGCTAGCGGTCTGAATGTACATGACTCGTGTGTGTCAGGTACCGTGGCAGCCCTAACAGTGGTTTATAATAATGGAGCGCTTGGTGTGGGAGCTACGCTGACAAATAATGGCGCTCAAGCGGCATTAGCACTGGACGGCATTACCGCCTCATTGAATGATCGTATCCTCGTTAAAGATCAAGCAGCCCCAGCTCAGAACGGTATCTACACAGCCACCACGCTAGGGTCAGGCGCAATAAACTGGGTTATCACCCGTGCCACTGACATGGACGAAGCAGCCGAATTTCAACCAGGCGATTTTGTCCTGGTACTATCTGGAACCGTCAACGGTAAGACACAGTGGGTTCAAACTGCAACCGTAGCAACCGTTGGTACTGACGCTGTTACTTGGGACCAATTCGGTGCGGATATTAATGCGCTGATCGTCGCCATTCAGGACAACAGTTACACGTACATAGCTGACACCGGCGCAGCCGATGCTTATGCAGCCGTCCTAGTCCCAGCCGTCACAGCTTATGTTGCGGGCTTGGGTGTGTATCTAAACGTTGCCAATGACAATACTGGTCCGTGCACATTAGATGTGAATGCTCGCGGCGTTAAGAACATTAAATTAGCAGATGGAACAGACCCTTCCGCTAAAGATATTCTCTCTTCACAAATCGCTCACCTGATTTATGACGGAACAAACTTTGTTCTCCAAAACCCATGTCGATTGCAGACCTCACTTGTTGTAACAGGCACCTCAGATGTATTAGAGGTGAATCGACCATTCGTTTCAAACAATGCGGCGAGTGTTGCTTTGACTCTGCCAGCGACAGCAAAGGTTGGTGACTTAGTTATTTACTCAGGTCTAGGTGCTGGTGGATGGAATATCGTTCAAGCAGCTAGTCAGATTATCAATAGTCCTGGTGGCAGCACAACGGCTGGCGTAACAGGATCAATCACCTCGACGAATCGATATGACTCTATGGTGATTAGGTGTGTAGTAGCTGATACCACATTTGTCGTTGAATCAATGATTGGCGCACCTACATTCGCTTAAAGGAGTAAGACATGACACAAACAGTAAATTCTACTGGGTTAGCATTAGCACAGCCTAATATTCTTATTGGTGGCAACTTCACAACCAATCCATGGCAGCGCGGAACGACATTTTCTCCTGGCGTGAATGGTATTTATTATGCAGATAGATTTAATTATGCGCAAATAACTTCTACTGGGGTTGTTGATATTTTAAAAACAGCCGATTCGCCGACAACTGCTCAAGCTGGCGTATATTCAACTTCTTGCCTAAATGTTGATGTGACAACAGCCGATACGTCAATTGCAGTCGGCGAATATAGTCTAATGCGGTATATCGTGGAAGGGTACGATATTTCAGAAGCCGGATTTGGTCAAGCATCGGCAAAACAAGTAACATTGTCGTTTTGGCATAAACATACTGTAACTGGAACGTACTGCGTAGCATTTACGAATAGCATACCAGACAGAAGTTATATTGCTGAATACACTCAGGCAGTTACAAACACGTGGCAAAAATCAACAATCACGCTTACAGGTGATGTAACTGGATCTTGGTTATACGATACTGGTGCAGGCTTAAATATATACTTTGCTAATATGTGCGGTTCGACTTTTCACACGACTGCAAACGCTTGGCAAGCGGGCGCATTCTTTGCAACATCAAATCAAGTAAATGGCCTGTCTAGCTCATCGAACTTTTTTAAATTAGCTTTAATCAAACTTGAAATGGGCGCTATTGCAACTCCGTATCCGGTCGAGTTACAAGCAGATGTATTGGCTAGGTGTCAGCGATATTATGCTAAAACTTTCAATTTTGGAACCAAACCAGCAGAAGGCGTAAGCGAGTATGGCTATACCAATAAAGTTGCCGTTACGGCTATAGGTACAGGCTTTCCATTTAATGATTGGTCATTTCCAGTCACAATGAGATCAGCACCAACAGTTACAACATTTAACCCCAGAGCCGGCGGAACCGCATTAAGGTACACAAATGCTGCCTCTGATGATTCTGCAAACCCTACTGTACCAAATATAGGAAACAATAGGGCGCAGGTTATAGCGGGATCAGTATTGTCTGTCAATAATTGGTATATACATTTAACAGCAAGCGCGGAGTTTTAATTATGAAATTTGATAAAGTCGAACGACCTATGCGCAATGGCCAAAAAATCGGAACGACATTAGAATGCGTTATCAATGGTCAGGTTATGCATGTTCCAGAGGATATGAATAATGCGCATTATGCAGAACTCAAGAAACAAGAGTCAGAAGGAAAGATTAATATTAAAGATCGCAACCTAGATAACCAAAATTAATTTATTAAAAAGGAATTCCCATGACTAAAGTAGTCGTAGTAGGCGAAGGT